ATTGAAGCAGCCGGTGAAACCGGCGCTGTTGATTTTGTGATTGGTCAGATGGCAACTGCAGAGTTCCCCGAAGGCTGGGTTAATGGCATCGCAGAATGATGGATTACGTCACCCTCCTCCCTGGATTAGCTCTGCAGCCGGGAAGCCGAATCGGGAGGTGCCGCAAGTGATTATTGTGCAGCGGCCAAGGCCGCCAGCAGGTGGCGCCTACGACACCGACGCGCAGGCCTACATCACGGCGGTCGAGGCGGCCGATGGGCAGAGCCTAGAGACAGCGGTGAAGGACGCTATCGACGCGTTCGTAGTCGGCTGCAAGGCGGACGGCATCTGGAGCGCCATCAAGGCATCTTGCATCCTGGCTGGTGCTCGCACACTGACCGGGGCACTGGTGCCGTTGGTGGGGGCTGCGCCGACAAACAATGGATTCGTGAGCGGTGATTACAACCGCGAAACAGGCCTAGTTGGCAATGGCAGCAGTAAATACTTAGACAGCGGACGCGCCAACAATGCCGACCCGCAAAACAGCCAGCACATGGGGGTTTATGTATCTACGCGGGGCGGCCCTGCCGGTAGCCTCCAGGGCTACATCGGAGATTTGACAAGTGGCCAAAACGGCAGCAGCTATTTGTACGACGAAGTGACAACATCAAGAACCGCCGCGGAGACAACAGGCAGTCTTCCTGTTAATTCGTCATTTCATGGGATCAGCAGAAACGCAAGCAGCAGCTATTTGCGCAGGACAAACGGTACGACAACTACAATTACACTTCTAGCCACAAGCGAAACGCCAACAACCGGAAACATTCATGTTTTTAGGTTGAATAGAACATCAGGCAACTTTCTTTATGGAGCGCACAGGCTTGCCTTTTACTCCATCGGCGAATCGCTCACTCTCGCTTCGCTTGACACCCGGATTACCACTCTCATGTCCGCCTTGTCCGCCGCAATCCCATGACCCACCGCCGCACCCTTCTCCGCCAGGCCACCCCTTCACCCCTGCCTAGCCTGAGCACAATCCCCCACGCCTGCCATGCCGCCTGAGCACGATGTAAGCCACCGCGACATCTATGTTCGCCTGGCAGAGCTTGGAGCAAAAATCGATAGCGTCCTGGCGATCATGGCCGAGCGCAAGGAAGATGTAGCCAGGATCAGCAAGGATGTCGATGCCCTGTTTACCCGCCAACGCCAACTCGAAACCCGCCTGGCGCAGATCGCCGGGGTGGGCCTGGTGCTGGCGGTGCTGGTCCCGGTGGTCGCCACGATGGTGCCGCTGAGGCTGGCAACCCCGAGCCAGATCGAGCGGCTGGAGGGCGGGCGATGAACTGGCTAACCGCTGCCCTGCTGGCCGCCTACATCAGCGTCTGTGAGTTCCGGGCGCCCTCGCCGCACCAGGCGTGCGAAGGACGCTGGAACTGGGCCCTGGGCGTGCTGGTGCCCAGCCCTGCCCAGGGCGCCATCACCGCCGCTGGGCGGATGCTGGGGCGCACCCGGCGCCGCTACTCCGATGCCATCCCTGATGAGGAGCCGCGGCCATGACGCTGAGCAGGTCCGAGACAATTCTGGCGGGAATCAAGTCCATCCTTGAGGCCGGCCTCACCGGCACCGCAGCCGCCGCCGTTTTTCGCGACCGTTACGAGGCGCTGGCTCGAAGCGAGATGCCGGCCGTTGTGATCGACTGGGACAACCAGAGCGACGAGGTGGAGAGCTTTTCAACCCTGGCCACCACTATGCGGCTGTCGGTGGACATCCTGATCAACGGGTCACCCCTGACCCTGCTGGCTGATCCGATCTGGGTCAAAGCCCATGAGCTGCTGATGGCCGAAGCCACCGGCGTGCCCAGCCTGCCGGGGGTGGTCGGCATTGTGCCCACCGGCCGCCAGGCAGACGGGGTGAGCGGCGAGATCGGAGTGCTGCGCTGTTCCTACGCTGTGACGTATGGAACCTATCAGCTCGACGTGACCGATGGCCTCCCCTAAACCGCCGCTGCCGCTCCCCCCGCCGCCCACCGGGCCGGGAGAGTTTGTGCTCTCTGCCGACGGCAAGTCCTGGGAACTGGAAACACCAGCCGCCCGGCCGGTCTGCGCGGCCGAGCCCTCCGCCGAGGCAACCCCTACTCCTGGTGATTCCTGATGGCCGTCTACCGGAAAACGATCGTTTGCTCCAAGGCCGAGGCCACCTACGGGCAGACGGCCAGCACCGCTGGCGCCGATTACCTGATCACCCTGGCTGATGCGTCAATCAGTCCGCTGGTTGCGGAATCGAAAGACGTGGATATTCTCGATGGCGCGTTCGGCTCTACCCGCTCGTCGATCATCGCGATGCGGAAGGTGGAGGCATCGCTGCCGATGCAACTCCAGGGGTCTGGCACTGCTGGCACTGCGCCGAAATTCAGCCATCTCCTGCTCGGGTCAGGGATGAACCTCACGACTGCGGGGTCCGTCAACACCTTCAACCTGATCACCTCCGACGCGCCTGCCAGTTCTGAGCTGATGTGGTTTGGGGACGGCCAGCGCCATCAGGCGCTCGGCTGTCGTGGCGGCTTCGAGATGGCTTTCACTGCTGGCGAGGTCCCACGGATCACGTTCAGCCGCACCGGCATCTATGTCGAGCCGACCAACGTCGCCAACCCGACGGGAACGATCAGCAACCAGGCGGATGGAGTGGTGTTTGATTCTGCCAACACCCCTACGGCCAGCATCGGCGGCGTGTCGGTGTGCGTGCAGTCGATGACGGTATCCGTGGAGCCGGAGCTGTTTTTTCGAGACTACGCCGGTTGCAGCAAAGAGGTGCAGATCACCAACCACGTCGTCAGCGGCACGATCACCATCGTCCGCCCGGCTGACCTGGCGACCTTCAACCCCTACGCGCTGTGCACCAACGGCACCCGCCAGGCAATCACATTCACCCATGGCCCCTCGGCGGGCTTTCGGGTGACTCCAACCATCCCCTATGCCGTGTTCGGGCCGCCCACCGAGGTAAACCTCAATGGCACCTATGGCCTGCAGCTGCCATTCGTGGCAAAGAACAGCGCACCTGGGGTTACCGACTCCCTGACTCTGGCCTTCCCCTGATCCCTTACCCCACGGCATTCCATGTTTGAGATTGACAAGGGCGAAACCTACGAATGGACGGTCACGCTCGGCGAGCCGTCCAACCGGACCAACAGGGCCGAATCTTTCGTGGGCCTGTTCAACCGCATTCCACAGCCACGGATCGACGAGATCAACGAGGCCATCCGACAACGGATGATTGCCAGCGCGGCCGGTGAGTCGGTCGAGGGGATGATCGATGACATGCGGCTGGCCGATGAGGTGTGGGCCGGATGGACCAGCGGCATGAATCGAAACGGCCAACCGGTGGAGTTCACCGAAGGGCTGAAGCAGGAGCTCATCACCCGGGCAACGTTTGCCGCGAAGATCGTCGAAGCCTGGAATGAGTCCATCATCGGTGGGCGAAAAAAAACCTCGAGGACGCCGCAAGGCTTTTCCTGAAGAGTGGCGGCCCAACCCCTGGGGACGTTGAGCGGCTGGCAGAGCAGGCTGAGGGGCTGGGCATCGCCATGCCTGCCGAGCTGCTGGAGAAGCCCTCAGGGCCGTTCCTGGTGTGGCCCGAGAACTGGGATGTCGTGGTGATGTTCTGGCGACTGAGGAACCGCTGGAAGTTCGGGCCTAAAGGCCCGGTCGGGATCGACGCCGCCGCGATTGAGTGGCTCTTTAGCCTGTGCTCAGTGGCTGACCCGTTGGCGGCCTTAGACGATCTGGACATCATGCAAGACGCCTACCTGACGGAGCTTTACAGCTGATGGCCAACCTCGACGCGATCCTGAAGATCACGGCCAAAGGCGACGCGTCGGGTTTGGCTGGCCTGAACGCTGGAATCAAGGGGATTCAGAAGGCCGGCGAGCAGGCGAACAGCGCACTGGGCGGCATAGGTAATATCCTCGGCAGCGTCACCGGCGGGGTGCTGGCCCTAGGCGCTGGACTCTCTGCTGCTGGTGTGGCTGCGTTTGCCAAGAGTGCAATCGACGCTGCCGACAACTTGCGCGACATGAGCCAGCGCACTGGCGTAAGCGTTGAAATGCTATCTAGGTTTGAAAAGGCAGCAGCCATGGGCGGCACAAGTATCGAAGTGGTATCTAAAAATATGGAGCGATTAAGCAAAGGTCTTTATAGCGTTAACGAATCAGGCGGCAAAGTAGGACCAGCGCTAGAAAGGCTAGGACTTAGCGCTACTGATTCGGCTGGAAAGTTAAAGAACGCTGATCAAGTACTGCTCGAAATTGCAGACAAGTTTCAAAAGATGCCTGACGGAGTTGAAAAAACAGCTCTGGCAATTCAGCTTTTCGGAAAAGCTGGGGCCGAAATCATTCCCATGCTAAACGAAGGTCGCCAAGCCATTGAAGGCTTAGGAGCCACAATGACTACAGACTTTGCAGACAAGGCTGACGCTTTTAATGACAGCCTGGCAGCAACCCAAATAGTGTTCGGCCAAATCGGCATGGCCATTGCCGACCAGCTGCTGCCGTACTTGAGCAGCGCGGTGGACTGGATCTCAAAGGTCGGCATCGGCTTCCGAGATTACATCGTGGCCAACAAGGAGCCGATTCAGCAGACCATTGAGACGATCGGCCGGGTGGGCGCAGCGCTGGCGCCGTGGGCGCTCGGGCTTGGCCTGGTAGTCACTGGCTACAAGCTGCTGACCGAGGCGGTGAAGGCCACCGCGATTGCTCAGGCTGCACTTACGGCGCTCACTGGCCCTGCTGGGTGGGTAAAGCTGGGGGCAGCTGCAGTTGCCACCGCTGGCGCTGTCTGGGCGATCAACGAGGCAACTAAGGGCGCTGGCGATTCGACCGCCGCCGCTGCCCTGGAAGCGCAGAAGCTGGCGGCTGAGATGAGCAACGCGGCCACCGCAGCTGGGGGAGTGGATCCCCCCATTGACAACGCCAAGGCCAAGCAGGAAGCGTTCAAAGCTGCCGTGCAGCAGACCAATGCCGAGTATCAGCTGATGGCCGCCACGATTGACGCCACTAGCCAGGCGATCCAGCGGCAGGGGCAGTTGAGGGATGCGGCGCTAAGTGCTGACATCGCAGTCAACAACGCCGCTAAATCTATCTTGGAGTACAAACTAAGCCAGGCAAGAACAGACGCTGACAAGATTCCCATCCTCCTGGAAATCAAGAAAATTGAAATGGAAAACGCCAGGCTTCAAAAAGAAGCGCTTGACGCGCAGATTATTCAGGAGACTGAGATTATTAACTTGAAGCGCCAGAAGGCATGGGAGGAGCTGCGCAGTGCTCAAAGAACATTAGACACAGCAAACGCCATGGGAGAGCAAACCGCTAGGCTCCAAGAACAAGTAAGGCTGATGCAAGTAGCGGCCAATTCGGCAGACACTGAATACAGGATTCAGCAACAGATTGCAGCGGAGAAAGCCCGTGGCAACCAAGCCACCTACAACGCCCAGCGGCAGATCATCGGGCTGGGGATCAATCAGATCCAGAACCAGGCCGCCACCGCAAGGCCAACCGGCCGGACTTTCAACGGACGCCCCACCTACATGGAAAACGGGCGCGAGATGGGGGCCTTCACCACCAATGGAGTCGTGCAGTACAAGCCGATTTCGTTCGCCGGCGGCGGCTACACCGGCAACGCTCCCCGGTCCGGCGGCCTCGATGGCCGCGGCGGCTTCATGGCCATGTTGCACCCCAGGGAGACGATCATCGACCACACGCGGGCCGCGGCCGGTGGATCCGGTGGGGGCGGAGTGCCCAACATCACCATCCGCACCGGCGAGGTGCTGCAGATGCCCGACGGCTCGCAGTGGGTTTCCATGGGCGACCTAGAGCAGGCCATGCAGGCCACCGCTGCTGGAGTGCTGGGGGCGCTGCGCACACCAGGCGCCAGGCTCGCCCTAGGGGGCTCCTGATGGCCCTT